GCGTGGTTCTCAGCAAGCTGATATCACTGCTGCCGGTACTTTCGATGTTAACGCTGACTCAGATGGCCGTTGGTCAGTTGAGAAGTACAAAGGTCTTTTAGTCCAGACTATGCGTGAAGCTAATGTTATTGCTAAAGAAACACGTCGTGGTAAAGGTAACTTTATCCTGTGTTCTTCAGACGTAGCTGCTGCACTGAGCGCATCAGGTATGCTTGACTATACACCTGCTCTTGCTGGTAACGCTAACCTTACTGTAGACGATACAGGAACAACTTTCGCCGGTACACTTTCAGGTGGAATGAAGGTCTATATCGATCCATATGCGAACGTAGATTATATCAACGTCGGTTATAAGGGTGCAAATCCTTATGATGCTGGTCTTTTCTACTGCCCATACGTTCCATTAACAATGGTTCGTGCAGTTGGTGAGAACACCTTCCAGCCGAAAATCGGCTTCAAGACACGTTACGGAATGGTTGCAAACCCATTCGTTGGTTCAACACCAGGTAACGACACAGGTACCGATGCTACTAACCAGTACTATCGTATCACAAAAATTACAAACATCCTTTCATAGGTCTTGTAATTCAATATTGAGAAAGGCGGCCTTCGGGTCGCCTTTTTTGTTTGTATAAATAGTCTTGTACAAAGGAGGTTCTAATGAGAAGAAATTATAATTTTCAAAAGCTACAGACGGATGAATACATTAATGTTAGAATCAGCCAGCTTAAAGAAGACATGGCTAAGGCAAGTGATCCAATGGACCAAGCTTGGTACAATAGATTAATACAAGAACTTGACTGGGTAAAACAAATGAGAAGTAAACCTACACATAACTGTTATATGAGTCAAGAACTAACTGGAACAATGGGGACAATTTAATGCCATATAATATATCTGTAGACTTTAAGGATAATCTTAGTCAAGGTAGTACTGCTGCTTTGAACTTTGTAAATCCAACTGCGTTTAAGTTAGTAATTGATTCACAAAAGTATAAGAATGCTCAGTTTATGGCCCAGACTATTGCTTTGCCTGATATGTCTGTAACAGGAGCTGTATTCAATACAAGAAATCGCAATATTGTAGAAGCTCCAGATAAAATCGAATATGGTACATTTGATATGACTTTTCTTATTGATGAGTATCTTCTTAACTATAAAGAGTTGCATGATTGGATGCTAGGTCTTGTAACTGAAGATGACCAAGGTGTTCGCAAAGAAAGAGATATGACACTGCAGATCTTAAGCAGTCATAACAACGTAATATCTGAAATACAGTTTACAAATGCAATTCCAATTAATTTGAGTTCTTTACCATTTGATGTTAAATCAACTGACGTAGAATACTTAACTGGCAATGTGACCTTCCAATATAACTACTTTAAGTTCCTTACGAAAGGGTTTAACGGAGGCGTATAAATAATTTTACATAATGAGGTGAATGATGAATTTAGATGATATATTTGAAATGTGGAAAAGGGACTCTCAAATCGATGAGAATAACCTAGATCAAGCCACGCTTGAGAATGCTAAACTGCACTCAAAATACTTAGAACTACATTCCAATGCCAAACTACAAGTTAAGCGTAAAGAACTTGCTTTCAAGATCCTGCTTAAAGACAAGTGGTTATGGTATAATGGAAAGATGACTCAAGAAGAAATGACAGCTAAAGGCTGGAGTTTTGATCCACTTAACGGACTTAAAATATTGAAAGGTGAGATGGACTACTATTATGATTCTGATAAAGAAATTCAAGAGTCACAGGCCACTATTGAGTACTGGAAAACGATTGAAGAGGCTTTAAAAGAAATTATGGATACTATAAAATGGCGTCATCAATCTATTAAAAACATGATTGAATGGCGGAAGTTCACCTCAGGTGTCTAATGCCCACAATTATTAAGATTAAGAAAAAGAATCATGCAATGATTGTAGTTGATTCAGAGCCGAGTGTTTTGAATGAGCTATCTGACTTCTTTACTTTCTATGTCCCTGGATATAAGTTTATGCCAGCATACAAGAACAAAGTATGGGATGGAAAGATACGGTTGTTTGATATAAGAACTCATGAGTTATATGCAGGTCTTTATAGGTATGTAAAAGAATTTGCAAATGCCGAAGGTAGAGACTATGCTATTGAGTTAGAGCATGATAATTATTATGGTTACCCAGAAACAACTGGTGAACCTGATATGAGTTTCTTAAATGACTATACACTCACTGGTAACAAAGGTGAGAAGATTGAGCCAAGAGATTATCAGATTCGTGCTATAGAACACGGTTTAAGAACAAAATCGGCAATGTTGATATCACCTACTGCATCTGGTAAATCACTTATTATCTATTGTCTGATGCGTTGGTACTTAGAAAACCATGATAAGAAAGTTCTTATTGTAGTACCAACAACTTCTCTTGTTGAACAAATGTATTCTGATTTTGAAGCTTACAGTAAGTATGATGACAATTTTGATAATAGCATTTGCCAAAGAATCTATTCTGGTGCACCTAAACATAACGATCCCGCAAGGGTTATTATATCAACTTGGCAATCAATCTATAAACTGCCTGGTACTTGGTTTTCGCAATATGGTGCAGTATTTGGAGATGAAGCACATAACTTTAAAGCTAAATCATTAACCAGTATTCTTACAAAACTAAGAGATGCTGAATATAGATTTGGAACAACAGGTACTTTAGATGGAACACAAACACACAAACTAGTATTGGAAGGACTATTTGGTCCAGCTTTTTATGTAACTACAACTAAAACTTTAATGGATAACAATGATCTAGCTCAATTAGATATTAAGGTCCTATTGTTGAAATATAAAGACGAGCACTGTCGTGTAGTGAATAAATATAAGTATCAGGACGAAATTGATTGGATTGTAAGATACGAAAATCGTAATAACTTTATTTCTAACTTAGCTTTAGATCAAGATGGTAACACATTAGTTCTATTTCAATTTGTAGAAAAACATGGAAAACCTTTATACGATTTGATTTTGAAAAAAGCACATAAGAGAAGAAAAGTCTTTTATGTTTCCGGTGAAACAGATACTGACACAAGAGAACATGTACGTAAGATAACGGAGGAACAGAAAAATGCTATTATTGTCGCATCTTTGGGTACTTTTAGTACTGGCATTAATATTCGGAATCTACACAATATTATCTTTGCGTCACCTTCAAAGAGTCAGATCAAAGTTCTTCAATCAATTGGACGAGGATTAAGAAAGAGTGATGATGGTAAGAATACCATATTGTATGATATTGCAGATGACTTACATTGGAAGAGTTCTAAAAACTATACACTTTTACATGCAGCTGAAAGAATTAAAATATACACCAAAGAACAGTTTACTTTTAACATTATAGAGATCCCATTACCATGACATACAGTTTAGACGATATCAATATTCAATTATTCAAACTATCATCAGGAGATGAGATTATCTCTCTTGTGTATGAAGAGCCTGGAGGTGTTCTTATCGGATTAGAAAGTCCACTTCTTCTTCATACAAAAGTAACTGCCGAAGCTCATTCATATGCTTTTAGTGATTGGGCTCCGATGTCTAAGAGTAGAGGTAAAATTAACCTCAATCCAAGTCATGTTATATCTCAATCAGAAGCAGATGATGAGATTAAAGAACGATATATAAGAATGTGCTTAAGGATAAGGGAAGATGAGATGGAACTAGAAGATGATGATCACGATCCTCTAAGAGATGAGCAACTAGAACAGTTCTCAAAATTAGTACCTAAGAAAGCTTCTATACACTGACTGTGGGTATCCTCCCCTCCTCAGCCTACTCTCTTATTATATCATACTTTTGGAGTTTTGTAAACCCCTAATTTCATTTATTTTCAATTTATTTTACATAAAATATTCCTTTACAAATGGATAGAATTGTGTTATAATAATAGTATTAAAAATGAAATAAAGGATTAAACATATGGACATAAACTTACAAACCCACTTCAGGGATTTTCAATCAATCACGGATATTGACCTTAAAATCAAATACCTTAAGGACAATATGGATGATTTGTCCACATACAACATACATGTTCCTAATCTAATTAAGGCTTGGGAATCTAACTCTTGGCCATGGAATAGGCCTAAACAACTCGGGGAGTCTGAAACGGTATGAAA